CGTTGATATCCGAGAATGGATTCAGTCTTATCTCCCCAAAGGCTGGTTCATGTAAAACCAAAGCCCACGGGATCATCCCGGGCGTTTGGATGATTGATTTGAATTTATGAAAGGGGGAAGGGAGTGAAAAATGGAATTACATAAGGCGAAAATCTGCATCACCTGCGACTACCTCTTCGAGGGCGCCCTGTGCCCAAAATGCGGCGGGGATACGGCATGGCAATGGCTCAACCGATGGCTGCCGGGGATGAAAAGGCCCGGGACCACCCTATCGTTTTCGAAAAGGCCCCTGGCCCTGGATAAAGCCGCATTAACGAGGAAACCATGGCACCACAACGCTTAAACATCCCCGAACTCACCGACCCCCGGTCCCTGGCGGAATTATACGCCCAATACACCATCCCCGAGATGGCGGAGCGCCTGGGGTGCAGTATCAACACCATCCGCAACCGGATGAAGGAATTCAACATCAAAGCCCGAAATGGCGCCGTCAGCAGCCTAGAAACCCGCATCGAAAAGGCCCAGGCGGCCATTGACAACATCCTGGCGCCCTTCGACCCGACCCTCCAGGCCATGCTTTTAAGGCCCACCGTGGAAGATTTGGGCGGGTGTTTCGGGGAAACCGTGCCGGTGTGCCGGATATGCCTTGAAAAGGGCGGGCGTCATCGCCCCTGGTGCAGCGTTTACCAAAGACAGGAGGTTACCGCCGCCCGCCCCCTGACAACCGCACCTATCTTTTATAAGGGAACATAAAACAATGGGAAAAGGACAACGATTAAAAGAAGAAAAGAAGCAGCAGGAGCCCCGCGTGGTGGCCACCATTACCATCGAAATGCTCGCCAACGACCAGGTCTCGGTAAAGGGGCCTATCACAAACCCCATCGCTGTTTTCGACGTCCTGGGCAAAGCCATGATCCAGCTGGCCGCATTTTATGCCAGGCAGCAGGCGGAACAAAGATCCCGTCCTACACACCCTTCACCGCTTATTTTGCCGGGGGTGCTCAATTGACCGCCGATCTAATCCTTAACCGCCGCCGCATCCACGCGGACCGCGCCGAATGGTGGGCGGATGGTGAATGCCACCTTGAATATTGCCCCAAAAGGCCCACCGCGTATCGTTTCGTTGACCGTCAGCCAATCGCATACATGTTTGTCCATGTGCGTGATTATCGGTGGCATGCGGTCCGCTGCACATGGACAGGTGATCAATGTCACAGTCACCAGATCGGCACATTTTCACAGGATCAGCGCATCGATGGCATGCTGGTGGTGGAAAAGGCCGCGAATCAGTTGCACCTTTTTGAATAAAGGAGAAACCCCATGAAACCCCTTACTTTCACCATCACCGCCGCCCTGGTCCTGGCCCTCATGGCCATATCCGCCGTTTTGTTCATGTGGGCCACCATTTTCCTCTGCCCCCTGATCCTGGTCCCCGTTATCTTCATCGCCCTTCGGGGGACCGACTTCTGCCAGATTCACCGCCCCGCCGGAAAGGAGTTGTCATGGAAACCGTAGACGCCAAAATTGTGGAAATATTCGCCGATGTGCCGCAAACAACGCCCAACGCCATTTTGATCAACGATGGGACCGAGGAGCACTGGCTCCCCAGAAGTCAGATCGAGATTGTGAAAATGAACGGATACCGCCAGGCCACCATCCATGTGCCCGTGTGGCTGGCCCGGAAAAAGGGGCTGATCTAAATGCAGATTGAAACCCTGAAAACCTGCGACCTGGTCCCCTACAAACACAACCCCAAAACCCACCCCCAGGACCAGGTGGACAAAATCGCCCAATCCATCCAGAAATTTGGCTTCCAAATCCCCATCCTGGTGGACGAAAAAAATGTTTTAATAGCAGGGCATGGCCGTTTATTGGCCGCAAAACAGCTAAAATTAAAAACGGTCCCCACCATCCAGGCCGACCACCTGACACCGGACCAGATCCGCGCCTACCGAATAGCCGACAACAAACTGGCCGAGGGATCCGCCTGGGATTTCCAGGCCCTGGCCGCCGACTTCACCCTGGCGGAAATAGAAGCCCTGGCCCCATCGACCGGATTAACCCCTGAGGACCTGAATGCCTTCATAGATGCCACCCACCAACCCCTGACACCCGAGGAAGCCGCCGCAGCCGCCAACCAGGCAGCGCCAGGGGATGCAAATGGCGACATCACCGACTTTGAAAAGCAGATGCAGGCCTCCGTTGAGCCCAAAATGGCCATCATCCCGCAATATTGCGAAGGGTACACGGCCTTTGTGATCATATGCGAAAACACCGTGGATGAAACCTTCATGCGCCAGGCCCTGGCACTGGAAGACCTGGCCAAAAGCTATTCCGACAGCAAAATAGGCCGCGCCAACATCCTGACCGTGGAGAAATTTAAAGAATTATGGGAATCCCGATAATCATCCCCACCGCCCACCGGGCGGGGAAAGTCTTGACCCACATCGAAGGCGCCATCCTTCATGTGCCCGAGAACCAGCTTTCGACATACCGGGACCACCACCCCGCCGCCGAGATTATCGCCCACCCGCCTTTCAAGAACCTGGCCACCAAACGCCAGGCCATTTATGAACAATTCGGGGACCATTTCCAGGTGGATGACGACATCAAATTTGTGAGCCGCCTATCCACCCCCGGAAACAACCGCAAAAACCATCTTGACCCAACGGAAATAAACCACCTCATCCAAACCACCTACCTGGCCGCCAAAGACGCGGGCGCCTACCTGTTTGGATTCAACCGGGCACCAAACCCAAAGCACTACACCGCCCACCGCCCTATCACCCTGGTGGGCTATATCAACGCCTGCGCTTTCGGCCTCCGAAAGTCCCCGCACCTCCATTTTACGCCCCACACCACCGCCGCCGAAAGCCACTGGATCAACCTTCTTAACGCCTATTACCACCGCCATGTTTGGATTGATCAGCGCTTCCATTTTGCTCAGGCGCCCAAGTCCACCTTTTTCCGACCGGGAGGCCAGGCCGCCAAACGCACCATGGAAAGCGAAAAGCGCGACACCCTCTTTTTACGCCGGATGTTCGGGGATGCCGTCCGCATCAAACCCGGAAAGCCCACCGACGCCAAAATCATTCACCCCTATCAACGCACCATAAGGATCCCATTATGAAAAAAGAAAAACCGTTTCAGGTCTACCTCTTAATCGACCCCATCACCAGCGACATCCGGTATGTGGGATGCAGCAAGAACCCCAAAAGCCGCCTCCGCCAGCACGTAAAGGAAAGCATGGAGCGCCAGAACACCCAGAAAAAGAAGTGGATCCACGCCCTGGCCCAGAAAGGCCAGCACCCCCGCCTGGACGTGGTGGCCCAGATTTACGACAAGGCCGACGCCAGGCTGAAAGAATCCGAAGTGTGCCATCAGCATAAAGCCACCATTTACAACTTGCACGACCCCAAAAAAGGGGCACTGGACTTTGAAACCCAGAAACGGAAGGCCGCAAAGAAAGGAGCCGGAAAACCATGAAATTATCCGTACATGGCAGCCGCACCCTGAAGGATGAACGGGTCAAAATCATCCTCATGGAAGAAATCGAAAAGTATCACATCACGGAAATTGTCACCCATGCCGAACCGGAGGGGGTTTGTGAAGCCGCCCGCGCCCTATGTAAAGAAAAAGCCATCCCTCTGAAATTGCATTTTTTAAATTTCAGATACCTACGAGGCGCCTTCGAGCACCGTTCAAAGGACGTGCTGAAAGACGCCGACCGCGCCATTTTTATCCATGACGGAAAAAGCAAGGGGACCCAAAACGAAATGGCCCTGGCCGAAAAAATGAGCATCCCCTATACCAAACACCAGATAGGCCCCACCCCATACAAAAGCAGTGTGGGGTTTGAAATCACGGAACTCTGGGGGGCAGCCCTGGATGTCGATGAACAGGAAATGGCCCTTTTGCAACCCGAACCCATCCCATATAAAATAATCTGAGCAACCCATGGACAAATTTACCACCCTACTCGAAAAAGCCACCGACGCCGACAAGGTAGAACTGAAGATCCACAAAAACGCCCAGGTGAACTGCCTGAAAAGCTACAACGACGACCCCAGCGCCGCCCGCCAAAAGGACTTAAAATCCGCCCGAGTTGCCCTGGACGAACTGATCAACCGCCTATGGGGCGCCTATTTCCCGGAAGATGACGCCTTTGAAACAGTCAAAGAGGCCCTGGCCTACCTTCGCGCCAAAGGGTACAAAATCGCCCCCAGCAAGTTTTATGCGGACCTGAAACCCAAAGGGAAACGCCCGCCCCTGGTCCCCCGTCAAAAGGACGGAGCCTTTTTAAAGCGGGACCTGCTTCTGTACGCCAAAAGCCTCACCTACCTGGGGGATCCCGCCGCCGGTCTTGACCAGGCCCAGCGCCGAAAACTGGAACTGGAAACCCGCAAACTGGAAAAGCAGACCCAGCTATTAACCCACGAACTCAAAGTGAAAGAAGCAAAATTCATCCCCCGCGAAGAAGCGGAACTCAACAGCGCCTCCGCCATCAGTGTGCTGGAGGCCAACGTCCGAAACCTGCACCTGACCCGCGCAGGCGATTGGATCACCCTGGCCAAAGGGGACCCCGCCCAGACCGCACGCCTCATCGAGGCCATGGGCCGGGGAATGGATGACCTCTTCCACGCACTCAGTAAAACCGAAGACATCCACATCAAGGAGGCCAAACCATGAAATTTGATGAATGGTACGAAAAAGACGGCCAAAACTTCGATGAGTGTGTTGGTATGACTCAGGATGAAAGAAATATCGCTGAAAGATCGTGGGAAGCCTGCAAGAAACAATGTCTTGATATATTAAAGGCTAATCTTGGCCATAGAAGTCCTTCGGACCATGAATATTATGATTGTGTGGATAACCTCATTGATGAAATAGAGAACACATGATAAAGGAGGCACCAAAATGAACAAAACAGCATGGTTAATTGAAAATGGTGAATTTGGCGATGATATTAGATACAGGTCGATAAAGGACACACAAATCATATGGGTTAAAGATCCGTATAAAGCATTATGGTTTGTTCGTAAAGTGGATGCTGCATTATTTTCAGCAGAAGATGAGGACGCTTGGTTTATAACAGAGCATGAATTTGAGATGGGAAGTGGTGAATGACCCCCATAACCACCATCACCCCCGAAACCGCCCCCAGCACCTGGCACCCCGCCCTGGCCGCCAAACCCTTCACCTTCCGGTTTTCGGCAGCCGAGCGCCGCATCTTAAAAAAACGCCGCCGGATCCGGGTGTCCACCTGGGCCGAGCGCCACCGCATCATCACCATGGGCAAATATCAGGGCGCCTGGCGAAACGAAGTCACTCCCTACCTGGTGGGCATCATGGACGCTATGGCCGCCCCCTCCGTCCGCACCGTCATTTTATGCGCCGCGCCCCAGATCGGGAAAACCGAAGCCGTCAACAACTTTGTGGCCTGGGCCATCGACCGGGCGCCGGGGCCGGTATTATACGTCTACCCCGACGCCCTGACCGCCCGTGAAAACAGCAAAGACAGAATATTGCCCATGATCGAAGCATCTCCCCGCCTGGCCGAATACCTGACCGGGTGGGAAGACGACAAAACAAGTTTGCGCATCAAACTGGCTCACATGCCCATTTATTTGGCCTGGGCCGGATCCGCCGCACGCCTGGCCAACAAACCCATCCGCTACGTCATTTTTGATGAAACCGACAAATATCCGCCCCAGAGCAACAAACGGGAGGCGGACCCCATATCATTGGGCGAAAAGCGCACCATCACCTACCGATACGACCACAAGATCATCAAAATCAGCACCCCCACCATCGAGGCCGCCCCCATCTGGGCCGCACTCCAAACCGAAGCGGAGGAAATCTTCGTCTATCACGTCCCCTGCCCCCATTGCGGGCAAAGACAGGAAATGCTCTTTGAACAGATCCGGTGGCCCAAAGAGACAGACGACGAAGGCCACGAAACCCACCCCGACCCGGAACGCGTCGAAAAGGAAGCCCTGGCCCGGTATGTTTGCATCCATTGCCAGGGCGAATGGACCGACCACCAGCGCGATCGCGCTGTCCAACGCGGCGCATGGACCGGGCAAAACACCCTTGTTTCCATCGATACGGTCCTAAAACGCGACCGACCCCGCAAAATTGGCTTTCATTTGCCGTCGTGGATTTCGCCGTTTATTTCCATGAGCACCGTCGCCGCCGCTTTCCTTAAAACCAAACACGACAAGGCCAAACTAAAGGATTTCCGAAACGCCCACCAGGCCATCCCCTGGTTGGACTACACCATCGAAAGACAGGAAGACGTTATTTTACAATTGCGCGACGACCGCCCCCGGGGCCTGGTCCCCTCAGCCGGGGTTTTGGGCGTCACCGCCGCCGTGGACACCCAGGATTACGGCTTTTGGTACGAGATAAGGGCCTGGGGGAAAAACTTTGAATCCTGGCAGATCCGGGAAGGATACGTCCCCAGCGACCACAAGGGTGATTTTGCCGCCCTGGAACAAGTCCTGTTTGATGACCAGTATTTCGACGTGAATAAGAAGCAATATCCCGTCCAACTGGTGGTGATCGACTCGGGCGGACACCGCACCTGGGAAGTTTACCAGTGGTGCCGGAAGCATGGCAGGGCCGTGATCCCCATCAAGGGCGAGGGAAGGATGACCGGGACCCACGCCTGGACCCGCCAGGATAAGATACCGGGCACGAATAAACCCTTCCCCGGTGGGATCCAGATTTTGCGCCTAAACGTCAACCTCTACAAAGACCAGCTTTCCGGGCGCCTGGAAGTGGCCCCCGCCGATCCGGGCGCCTGGCACCTGCACAGTGAAACCCCGCTTTCCTGGGCCGCCCAGATGTGTGCGGAATTCGTGAACGATAAAGGATTGTGGGAATGCCCGTCCGGAAAGGATAATCACGCCTGGGATTGCTCTTGTTATAATTGGGCCGCCGCCGATATTTTTGTGCGTCATTGGAAACCATTAAAAGCCGCCAGGGGAGCCAGCAAAACCCGCCGCCGGCTGATCAACCGAGGGGTCAATGACTAGCCAAAAGATTTTAATATCCCAACAGGAAATAATGGACTTCATGGGGGTATGTAGCCCCCAAACATTTAAAAAATACATCACCGCCGGTATGCCCGCCCGTTTTGAGGGAAACCGATGGGTGGCCCACGCCGATAACATTAACGATTGGTTTAAAAAATACACTGCCGTGTCAATGCGAAAAGTCATGGACCAAATTATCGACGAAAAGCCGTGTCAAGAACTTTAACCAATCATTTACCTATAATTAACCTATAAATAACCCCCAAAACACCCCAAATCGCCCATTTCCCCAAAAAACCGGGCTTATGATGCTCCCCAGGATATCCTTTTAATCACAGGAGCATCAATGGCAGGCATCACCTTAGCCCACGCAGAAGCGAAATTGACCCTTTGGATGGCAGCGGATGACGCCGTGACAACGAGCCAGGCCTACATCATAGGCGGGCGAAACCTCACCCGCGCCAATGCCAAAGAAATCCGCGAAAACATCGTCTTCTGGGACAAGCAGGTCAAACGCTTAACCCGTGGCGGTATCCGCGTAACGGGAGCGACCCCATGCGGATAACGCCCCCCAAACCGACCTTGATCGACAAGGCCATCCGGTATTTTAACCCCGTCAAAGCCGCCCGCCGCCAAAAGGCCCGCATGGCCCTGGCAATATCCGGTGGTTACACGGGCGCCGGTGGCAGCCGCCGCAGTCTCAAACAATGGAACCCCCTGGCATACGATGCCGACACCGATATATTAACCGACCTTCCCACGCTCCGCGCCCGCAGCCGGGACATGATCCGCAACACGCCCCTGGCCGCAGGCGCTATCAACACCAAGGTGACCAACGTGGTGGGGACCGGTTTCCGCCTCCAGGCCCGCATCGACCGGGCGACCCTGGGACTCAGCGACCCGGAAGCCGACGCCCTCGAAGCCAACATCGAACGGGAATGGAATCTCTTCTGGGACCACAAAGACCTGGACGCCGCCCGCACCTTGAATGGTGACGCCATGACATCCCTGGTCTACCGCCAAACCAAGGAAAACGGGGATGTCTTTATTTTGTTGCCCCGTATCAAACGGAAAAATCGCCCTTATGCCTTATCGCTTCAAGTCATTGAAGCGGACCGGGTCTTAAACCCCAAATACGCCCCGGACAGCAACACGCTTGCCGGTGGCATATCCAAAGACAAGTATGGGGCGCCCACCAAGTACCACATCGCTACCCCCCACCCCGGGGCCACCACGTACACCGCCGCCCGGAAGTTCCAATCCGTCCCCGCTTTCGGGTCACGTCTGGGCCTTAGAAATATCCTGCATCTCTACCACCCCACGCGCCCCGGTCAATCCCGGGGCGTGCCGGATCTTGCGCCCGTCATCGAACCGTTGAAGCAATTATCCCGCTATACCGACGCGGAGCTGATGGCCGCGGTGATTTCCGGCATGTTCACCGTATTCGTAGAATCGGAATCCGGCGACCCGACCTTTGATTTGACCGACATGAGCGACGAAACGGGCAGCACCACCTCAGACGATGATTATAAAATGGGAAACGGCAGTATTATCGGCCTGGCTCCGGGGGAAAGTATCCACGACAGCAACCCCGGACGCCCCAACGACAGTTTTGACCCCTTCACCCAGGCCATTTTGCGCCAAATCGGCACCGCCCTGGAACTCCCCTTTGAAATTCTGGTGAAGCACTTCACCGCCAGTTACTCCGCAGCTCGCGCCGCTTTACTCGAAGCCTGGAAATATTTCATGACCCAGCGCAAATGGCTGGCCGACAACTTCCACCGACAGATTTATGAGATCTGGATGACCGAGGCCGTGGCATTGGGGCGCATTACAGCGCCGGGGTTTTTGACCGACCCCGCCCGCCGCCAGGCGTACCTGGGTGCCCAATGGGTGGGACCCGCCAAAGGCCAGATCGACGAATTAAAGGAAATCAAGGCCGCCCATGAACGCGTGAACATGGGAGTATCCACTCTTTCCGAGGTCACCGCCGAGATGACCGGGGGAGATTGGGAAAAGAAGCACCCCCAGAGCGTCAAGGAATTTACCGCCCGGAAAGACGCCGGGCTCATTGTGGAACAAAAACCGCCCGGACCTGAAAATGGAGCCCCCAAAAATGAAAATATTTGACATCCTGACCAGCCCATGGGCCATCGTGCCGGAAAGCCTCTTTGAAATTCAGGAAATATACTCGACCCACCTGCGTGGGGAAAAGATCGACATTAAGGCCGTTGAAGCCGCCATCGGGAAGCCTCTCGATAACGAACAGAAACCCTATGAAGTGCACAACAACACCGCCATCATCCCTGTTCACGGGATCATCGCCAAACGGATGAATTTGTTTTCCCAGATTTCGGGCGGGGTATCCACCCAGAAGCTGGGAAATGATCTCATGGAAGCCATTCGTGACTCGGACATCAACGCCATTGTGCTGGACGTGGATTCCCCCGGTGGGACTGTCGATGGGACCGAAGACGCCGCCAACCTCATCCGGGCCGCCAGGCACAAGAAACCCATCGTGGCCTGGACCG